ATAATACTGACTTTACCCAGTACAAAAAGGGTGGAGAAGTAAAAAAACCTACAATGACTTATGAGACTTATACAAAAACAGGAAAACCTTCCGGCATGAAAACCGTAACAGTTAATCCTAAAAAGGTTAAGAAATGAGTACAACTGGAGTCACATCGTTTAATTTAACAATGAATGACCTCGTAGAAGAGGCGTTTGAGCGTTGTGGCAAAGAGCTTCGTTCTGGATATGACTTTCGTACAGCCCGCAGATCAGTTAATTTATTAACTATTGAATGGGCTAATAAAGGTATTAACCTATGGACTATTGAGCAAGGTCAGATTGTTTTAAACACTGGTCAATCAATTTATCCATTGCCAGCAGATACAATTGATCTTTTAGATACTGTAACCCGTGTTTATAACGGTCAACAAACAAATCAAAGCGACGTTAATATTAGCAGGATATCAGAGTCTACTTACTCTACTATTCCTAATAAAAATGCTTACGGGCGTCCAATTCAGATGTGGGTTGATCGTCAATCTGGCAATGTAGCAACAGTTCCTAATACCACATTAGCCACTGGATATGCTATTTCTGCTACAGATACCACAATTACCCTTACTTCTACAGCTAATTTGCGTACCACTGGATTTATTAACATTACCACTAATGGCGTTACTGAAACTATTGGATATCAAAATATTGTAGGAAATCAAATTCTTAATGCTTGGCGTGGTCAAAATGGTACGGTTGCAGCAATTCATAACGCCTTGGATCCTGTATATACAAATAACTTACCATGCGTAAATGTATGGCCTACTCCTAGTTCACCCGGGAATCAATATACTTTGGTTTACTATCGTATGCGTCGTTTACAGGATGCTGGAGATGGTTCCAATACAGAAGATATGCCATTTCGCTTTATACCAGCTATTGCAGCGGGTTTGGCGTACCATTTGAGTGTAAAGCTACCTGACGTTGATTTAAACCGTGTTGCGGGGCTTAAAATGGCTTATGATGAGGCATTTGATTTAGCCGCTCAAGAAGACCGTGAAAAGGCTTCTATTCGATTTGTTCCTCGTAACCTGTTTTATTCGAGGTAACATGAATAAAGTTTGCAAAAGCTGCAACATAGAAAAGACCATTGCTGAGTTTTATAAACAAAGCAAAAGAGGTCTTATGGGTGTGCGTGGTTCATGCAAATTATGCGATAAACAGGCAAAACAAAAGTATCGCTTAAATAATAAGGAAAAGATTGTTATTGCTAAAAAAGCTGATTATGAGGCAAACAAAGATAAATATCTTGCTAACAAGAAGATTTATAGGCAGGAAAATAAAGGCAAAATTAATGCATTAGTTGCTGCAAGAAAGAAAGTAGTTAAGCAAAGAACTCCTAAATGGCTAACAGACATTGATTTTGAGCGTATTCGAAATGAATATAATCTTGCTGTATTGCAGTCAAAGATTACCGGCGAAACTTGGCATGTAGACCATATTATTCCATTGCAGGGAAAAATTGTGTCTGGACTGCATGTACCTAGCAATTTAATGGCTATTCGTGGTTCTGATAATCTTTTAAAAAAGAACAAGTTTGAGGTAAACTATGCCAAGTAAATACGCATCTGGCAAACATAGTATTGCTGAATGTGATCGGTGTGGTCAACGCTATAAATTAACAGAGTTACGAAAATTAACTATTAAAACTAAACAGGTAAATATTAAGGTTTGTCCAGAGTGCTGGGAATTTGATCAACCTCAGTTACAATTAGGAATGTATCCGGTAAATGATCCTCAAGCGGTACGGGAGCCAAGGCCTGATATTAGTTACTATATGGGTGGACAGACTGGTTTAGGTACCAATATTTATGATTCAAACGTATATAATCAAGATGATTTTGGATACCCAACTGATGGTAGTAGACAGTTCCAATGGGGATGGCAACCAGTTGGTGGAGCAAGCAGTTTTGATTCGGTTTTAACCCCGAATAACTTGATCTGTATAGGTCAAACAGGCACAGTAACAATATCAACAAGTTAGGAGTAAAATATGACATTCAGAAAAGCAGCCGATGGAATTACTAAAACAGGTAAAACTAAAGGAAAAAATTTGGGCGATTCAGGCCCAGTAGTAGGAATTGAAACAGGCCCAAAAAAAGGGCCACAAAAACTTGGAACATCAATGAAATCGGTTGGTCGTAATATGGCTCGTGCTATGTTGCAAAAATCAGCAGGAAGAGGTCGTTAATCATGGCTAATCAAAAATTTCCACCAACAGAAACTAAAAATGAGTTTACAGCTCTTGGTCATGCTAAAAATGCTAAACCAGCTAGTACATATACTGGTTTTACATATCCAGAGGGTGGCGGTAATGATATTGGTGTTTACAAACAACCAATGCAAAATCCATTAGCTGCCCCTAAAAATACCATTGATATTGAAGGCAATCCATTGCCTAAATTTAATATCGCTGTTGGTGGTGTTAATAAAGGCAACTACACTCCTGAAAACCGTAATGGTGAAAAGACTATGCGTGGTTACGGAGCCGCTACTAAAGGCATTAAAACTCGTGGACCTATGGCTTAATTATGAATTATGAGAATTTGTATAACTCGATCCAAGCATACGCCGAAAATACAGAATCATTGTTTGTGGCAAACATTCCTGTATTTGTACAGGAAGCTGAAGATCGTATATATAATTCAGTTCAAATTCCAGCTTTGCGAAGAAATGTAACTGGTAACGTAAGCTCAGGAAATCAATACTTATCTCTTCCAAATGATTGGCTTTCCAATTATTCAATTGCTATTATTGACTCAAACAACAAATATAACTATCTTTTAAATAAAGATGTTAACTATTTGCGAGAAGCATATCCAAGCGTTGTATTATCAAATAGTACGTATCAAGGAACTCCACAAGGTGTTCCACAGTATTATTCATTATTTGGTAGTCAATATACTAATGTAAATGAAATGTCTCTTATTTTAGCTCCTACACCGGATGCTAGCTATGTTGTAGAAATGCACTACTATTACTACCCACCAACTATCGTACAAGGCCAGATTGCTACGCTAAATACACTAGTTGCTGGCTCGCTATATACCAATGGCGTGTATCAAAATGTTCCATTAACTGGAGGTTCGGGGGCTAATGCAACTGCAGACATTGTTATTGTTGGTGGAGTCGTCACATCCTGTAGCCTTAAGTTTGGCGGTAATTTTTATGTCGTGGGTGATATTTTATCTTGCTCATCTTTAGGCTCTACTGGGACTGGCTTTTCTATTACAGTAGCTACGATAACTAATGCAACAGGTACTAGCTGGCTTGGGGATAATTATGACCCAGTACTGTTCTATGGCTCTATGCGTGAAGCTATGCTCTTTATGAAGGGTGAGGCAGACTTAATTGGCTATTATGAAAATAAATATCAAGAAGCTATGCAGCAATTAAATCGTCTTGGAACAGGTTTGGAGCGTGGTGATGCTTATCGTAATGGTCAGGCTAAGATTGCGGTAAATCCATGACAATATCTCAAGGTCAAACCACCACTTTTAAACAAAATTGCCTATCTGGTTTAGAGAATTTTGCTGCAGGAACGCCTTATATCTATAAAATAGCCCTATATAATGGCAATGCAAGTTTAGATAATTCAACGACATCCTATACAACAACCAATGAAATTACAGGAACTGGATATACGGCTGGTGGAAAAATTTTAACGGTTATTCCCCCAGCAGCAAATGCTACTGCAAATACGGTTTATGTATCATTTTCCAATGTAACTTGGAATCCAGCAGCATTTACTTGCCGTGGGGCTTTAATATATAATAGCAGTACAGGAGCATCAATTTGTGTTTTAAATTTTGGATCAGATAAAACTGCTTCAAATACATTTACAATAACTTTTCCGGCAGATACCGCATCAGACGCCATTATTCGATTTAGTTAAGGAGCATTATATGAGCAATGAATTAGCAAACTTTGGTGATAGCGCAAGCGCATCAGTAACCCGTGGCGCACAGCACAACGAAACTTTGGGAATTCAAGGTTGGT